ACGAGATATAGGAGCAGTTCAAACTATTAAGAATGCAAGAGTAAATGTTGACCAAGTTCCTGACCATGTACAAAATGCATTAACAAGAGATTATTCAGATGTTATGAAAGCAATAGACCAGAAAAAGGGTGGCGGAAATAGTTTTCGTCCATAATGGAGTAAATAAATGGCCACAACACGAAGTGCATTAGAATTAGATTTAGATCCAGATGTAATAATTGGTTTAGAATTACCTATGAAACATGATGATGTTAAGGGATTTTTCCCTGGTACGGCAACTACAATTCGTCAAACAGGAAGTAATATTAGAAATTTACTTTTAACAAATAAAGGTGAAAGATTAGGACAACCTGAATTTGGTTGTGGTTTACTAAAAGTATTATTTGAACCTTTGAGTGATGATTTAATTACCGATGTTGAAACAAATATAGCTGAAGCGATGGCAGAATGGCTACCACACGTAACAATTAATAAATTGAATGTAGAACAGGATGAAGTAGAAGTTAATCAGTTAAATATTGACCTTGAATTTAGTCTGGATATAAATCCACAAGTACATGATGTTATAACTTTTAATTTTATTACGGGTACATAATTTAACGGAGAAATAAAATGGCAACAAGAGTCCAAAAAGATGTTAGATATTTGAACAAAGATTTTGGTGCCTTTAGAGAAGGTTTAATAGAGTTTGCAAAAACTTATTATCCAAATACATATAATGATTTTAATGAAGCATCACCTGGTATGATGTTTATCGAAATGGCATCTTATGTTGGTGATGTTCTTTCTTACTATGTTGATACTCAGTTTAAAGAAATGTTATTGGCTTATGCAGAAGATACTAAAACAATTTACGAAATGGCCCAAGTATATGGATATAAACCAAAAGTAACCAGACCATCTTTAACTACCGCCGATGTTTTTCAAACAGTTCCTTCGATTGGAACAGGAACAAATGTTAAACCCGATATGAGATTTGCCATTACTGTTAATGAAGGAGTACAGATAACTGCAGATAATGGAACAATATTTAGAACATTAGAAGATTGTAATTTTAAATTTTCAAGTTCGTTTGATCCATTAGATATTAGTGTATTTGAAATTAATCAAGTAACTAAAGTCCCATCATTTTATTTATTAAAGAAAAGTGTGAAAATATCAAGTGGAACTACTAAAACAGAATATTTTTCATTTGGTTCAGCAGAATCATATCCACGGATAGCATTAGCAGAAAAAAATATTATAGAAATAATTTCAGTAACAGATAGTGATGGAAATAGTTGGTCTGAAGTACCATATTTGGCACAAGATACTATATTTGTAGAAGCAGAAAATACAGCGGCCAGTGATCCAGATTTGGCACAGTATAATGATACAGTTCCATATTTGTTAAAACTAAAAAAGACACCAAGACGATATGTTACTTATATTACTCATGGTGGTAAAACAGAATTAAGATTTGGATCAGGAATATCAGATAGTCCAGATGAAGAAATAATTCCTAATCCAAGTTCAGTTGGTTCAGCGTTACCAGGAAGTCCAAGTTATCTTGATACATATTTTGATCCAGCAAACTTTCTGAAAACTAAGGCATATGGACAAGCACCAGCAAATACAACACTTACAGTAAAATACGCTCATGGTGGTGGTATAGGTGACAATGTATCAGCCAATTCAATAACCTCTATTAGTGGACTTGCTACTACCTTTGATACTACAGGACTTGATACAGGATTAGTTACTACAACTCAAAATTCTTTGGCTGTAAATAATCCATCACCAGCCACTGGTGGAAAATCTGCAGAAACAATAATTGAAATTAAAAATAACGCATTAGCATATTTTCAGGCACAAGGTAGAACGGTAACAAAAGAGGATTATATTACAAGAACTTATGCGATGGGTAATAAATATGGAGCAGTGGCAAAGGCATATATTGTTCAAGATGAACAATTAAATATTCCAAGTATGCAGTTAGAAACTGCTGAAGGATCGGGAATTTTTATTGATGAAAGAAATTTGGAACAACTTAGGGCTAAAGATGTTGTATCTAGCATCAAAAGACTTCCAAACCCATTGGCATTAAATTTATATACTCTTGGATATAATCCTAATAAAAAACTTATTCAACTTAATGTAGCCGTTAAAGAAAATCTTAAAACATATCTTGGTCAATATAGATTAGTAACTGATGCAATTAATATTAAAAATGCATGGATTATTAATATTGGAGTTAAATTTACTTATATAGCAAGGAGAGGTTTTAATAAAAATGAAGTAACATTGAGATGTATACAAAAAATTAAAGAATTTTTTAATATAGATAAATGGCAAATTAATCAACCGATTGTTATTGCAGAACTGGCCGCAGCTATTTCAAATGTCGATGGTGTAGGAGCAATTGTTCCACCTAAAGAAGATAACATACAAAAACATGCTGTATTGATTACTAATAAATGGTTAACCTCCAGTGGTTATTCTGGAAATATATATGATATAAATTATGCAACGAAAGATGGTATAGTGTATCCTTCACTGGATCCATCTATGTTTGAATTGAAATATCCTGATACAGATATAGAAGGAAGAGCGATTGGTGATTCTATTGGACAAACGTTTTAAGGAGAGAAGATAAATGCATTATTTTGAATTTGCAACTAAAGATACAACATTATATGAGATAAGTCAGAGTTTGAATAGTGGACTTGATGAGATTCTTGAAATTAAAAAAGATATGAATGCCGAAGGTGATGTTATTTATGTTTCTCGTGCACTTATTAAATTTGATTTGACTTATGTTTCTAAATCAATATCATCTGGTTTAATACCATCTTCATCTAATTTTCCAAAATTTTATTTAAATTTATATGATGCCAATTCAAGAGAGTTAAATGTAGCACAAACTTTATATGGACATCCAGTAAGTCAATCTTGGGAAAATGGTTCTGGAAAATTTTCTTTTTTCCCCGCAGTAGAAGATGGTACGGGATGGAAATGGAAAGACAATGGAATTACGAAAACCCAATGGAATACTGTTTCTGGATCTGGTGGAACTTGGTATAGTGGAAGTGGATATGAGGCTTCACAATCATTTACAAATGAACCAGCAGATTTAAGAATGGACGTAACCGATATTACGTGGAAATGGTTACATAGTACAGTTCCAAATGAAGGATTTATGTTAAAGAGAAGTGGTAGTATTGGTAATACAGATTCAAATCTTGAAGAAGGAAATACTACAAGGTATGGACAATTTAGTTTTTTTTCTCGTGAAACTCATACGGTATATCCACCTAAGTTAGAAGTAGTTTGGGATGATTCAAAGTGGGCAACTGGTTCTTTATCTGCACTTTCTTCTGCCAATTTAGAAGATATGAATCTTTATATGAGAGGATTACGACCAAAATATAAAGAAAGTTCAAAAATAAAATTTAGATTAGTTGGTAGAGAAAGGTTTCCAGAAAGAACATATTCAGCTACCGATCAATATCAAACTGGATATAATACGGTAAAATATCTACCAAGTGGAAGTACATATTATCAAATCAAGGACGCCTATACAGAAGATGTTTTAGTACCTTTTGGAAGTGGTTCAGTAGTAAGTTGTGATTCAACTGGTAATTATTTCAATTTGTGGATGAATGGATTACAGTCTGAAAGGTTTTATAGAATAAATTATAAGATTGTAAGTGGTAGTGGAACTGCTGATGAAACTGTTCAATATTTTGATGAGAAACATTCGTTTAAAGTAGTGAGATAAAAAATGCCATATACAAAGGAAGAATTGAAAAAAAATGAATTCTATCAAAAGTTACATGAGCAAGATAGAGTTGATTATCAAAATAATTTACAATGGGCTTTAAAATTTCAGAAGGAGAAGGATATTGTAGATCCTAAACTTGGAATAATACCAATATCAAAAACCAAACCATTGAGAAATGAAGGTGGTGTGTTTTTAGCCTATGAAGATCCAGATACGGGGTTGAATTATGAAAGACCCGATCAATATATAACAGTTGATAAAAAATCTCCTGTTTATTATAGAGGTGACTTATGGAATACAATTTTAGATAGAGAATTTAAGGAACTTACATAAGATGCCACGATATAGAACTAAGTTAAATGATAAAGATTTTAAACTTCTAAAAAAAGAAGGAATGGGAATCTTAGGAGAGTCCGGCCATCTTTTTCCTATTTTTGGTAATCATATAGAGGATTTTGTAAAATTTAATGTGTATGGTTTAGATGATATCTATCTTAAATCTGGTATTAGTGAAGATTTTGAGAATGATGATAATAATATAAAATTAAAACCAGGTAATGATTTAAGAAAAGTAGGTTTTACTCGTGGTGATTATAAAGTTAAGTATTTCTTTTATAGACGATTAGCAGGCGCAGATGAAATTGTTTTAACTAAGACAGTAGGGGATCAGTCGGGGGTAGTTCACAGTGGAAATCCAAAATTTACTGGTGAACCAATGGGTGATTTTTATGTAGATGATGATGGTAAGGTATTTCAAGGAAACGGTCCGGCTGGAGATGGAAGTGAACCCAGTGAACTTGATGTAAAAGAATATAAATTTTTTATTGACAAAATATCTGCAAATAAAAAAGAAGTTAGATTGGCACCACAATCAATTAATTTGGATAAATATAAAGATGAATTTAGTAGTTTGTATACTTCTGATGGAGTTTATAAACCTGTAAGTGGAATAGGTGATTTTACTGATGGGGGTCCAACAGTAAGTGGTGAAGCAAAATTTAATAGTGCGGATAATACGGGGTTTAAATTTGTAACCAAGGATGGTACTGATCCTGGATTCTTAAAGAAATATATAGGTGGAACTCTTGAGATTGAAAATGCTTTTATCGTTGGGTATACAAATCAAGTACCTACAACAGAAGAAAATCCAGATTGGTCATTAGAAGATCCAATACCACCTATTACTATAGAAACAAATTATCCCGATGGAAACGCAACAACGGGTACTCCAGTAACATTTACAGCAAATAGAGAAAATGGAAATATTGCCCCATCACAACTTTCTTACTATTGGGATTTTGGTTGTGGTCATCAAGAATTTGGTGAACCTGAAATTACTCATACTTACACTATAAATGGAAATATGAATGTTTCAGTAGTGATTAATAGTCCTAATTTTGTAGATACAGTTATATTAGATAATCCTTTAAGTATTTCATATTCTACTGATGATTCAGATTCACCTACGGCACCCGCCCCAAGTTCACCACTTGATGGTAAGATTATTTATTGGGATGGTGATTCTTCTACACAGGGAACACCACAGAAACATTCGGGAGTAGCAGTTACTATAAATACAAGATTTTACGTTCAATCGGGCCACAGAAGGTGGATTACCAGTGGATATAATTTAGGTTTATTACGAGAATTAAGAGGATTAGATAGTGATTCAGATATTGATTTGTATACTGATCTTATGAATACTCTACCCATTGGCCCACAGATAGACGGATTAACAATAACAGGAGCTCCAACTGGATTAGATGAACCCATAACTGATGGATATTTGTTAGGATCACTTGATGATTCTGGAGATGATTCGGGAGATGATTCGGGAGATGATTCGGGAGGAGATGATTCAGGAGATGATGATTCGGGAGATGATTCAGGAACTCAAGAAACTTTTTATACTTTGAGTGTAGGTGTTAAATATAATTCAGCTTCAGGTAATGGTTATACTCCAGTAAGTTTACCATATACAATTTCCAATGAAGGTGATCCCGACCATGATATAGATGCATATATTAAGATTGATGGTCTTAATGTTGGAAGAAGTTATAATGAAAGTTATTTAGCAGGTGAGACGGTTGATATAGAAATAGTGGACGATAGTTTTCCAACTAATTTATATGGATTTGTGGGATGGGTAGGTTCAGGAACAAGTTATGACGGCACAAAAACCCAGGTAATGTCGGGGAATATTAATTTAACTGCAAAAATTAAGATACCAATATAATGAAAAATAGAATAATATATTGGGGCGGTAAAGAAAACACAATGATACCACGAATGGGTGCCTGCGGAGAACCTACTGAAGTAGAACCTGGTGGAGGACCTGGTGGAGGATCTGGTGGTGGTGTTAGTCCAAGTGGACAATCATCTCCAGAAAAACCTAAAAAGACATTTAAAGTTCCAAGTTTAAGTGGATTATTAGATTTATTAAAAAAGGCTTTACCGGCATTGGCACTTGGAGCTTTAGTAGCAGCTGTAGTAGCAGGTGCTGTTATGATGTTACGAAAAAATCGTGATGGTGATCCCGACGCAGATACATTAGAGGGAATGGGATTTGATGTAGAGACTCCAACAACAACTACTCGTAGTGCTTATAAAGATGCGGATGGAAATCCGTTAGATGGATTTGATGAAAATGGATTACCAATACCTCCAGATTTTATAGGAAAACAAATAATTGATGAAGATGAAAATCTTTGGATTTATAAAGATCCACCAGGACAATGGGTTAATTTTGGACTCATCGAACCTCGTTATTTACCAGATCCACCAGCCGCCGATGAAACTACTGATGAAACTGATGCTGAACAAAGAGTTAATCAAATTCCAGAATATGTACCTTATATTGGTACTATTAAAGATGTTATAAATAATACTGAAATTGTTTTAAATGATACTTGGTCAACGGTGGGAAGTTTAATTGGTCATGTAGGTAATCTTAATCCATCAACGTTTACGAATTGGAAAATTACGTATACTCAAAGTGAAAAAGATTTATACACTTATTTATTATTTGATGATGACAAATCAAGTCTTATTGTAAATTATCACGAAGATAGTGATTCATATCCAGAATATCCACATTCAATAGTTTATAAATTATATGAACCAATACCTACAGGAATTGTAGAAAGTGATTTAACTTATGTTGTTAGGGAAATGGCACCGCCTTATACGGAAACTGTAAAATTAATAGATTTTGTAGAAGAAGATATAGATGCAGTATTTTTAAGAAATCCACAATGGGATACAATAAGTCATGCGGATAGTTATTTTAGTAATAGAGATACAAAATTTAAATCACATGATGATTTAGTTTCAAGTGATGTTAATATAAAGGAAGCAATAGAAAATGAAGTAATAAGTGGTAGTTT